TTTCTTTTGGCCCATCGGGCTTAGGTACTTAGGCCCAACATCAACTATATGTCGGCGATGCTTGACTGTCGGTCAGGGTCGGGCGCCGGCGCCCTTCAGGGGGAGAGGGGTGAAACAGTGCCGTGGACAAATAATTATGGATATCTGTCATTGGCCCACCCTCCTTCGCACGTATGACATATACCTGTGCGTAATAGGTTGAAGCGCGAACCCTTGTTATTATTACCAGAATTGATTATTGGTAGTGTATATGAGTAAAGATTTTCTGGTTTTGTGCCAGGAAGCGCTTGATGCGGTAGAGCACACGGGTAACGTAAGCGCTGCGGCACGTTTTTTAAACACGCCTGTTGGCACTGTGCGTAATAGATTGAAGCGCGCACGGGAGCGAGATTTTGTTCCGCGTCGAATTTCTGCGGATTCTGGTTTTGATCTTCCTGTTTTTGACGACGACGACATCAGCGCGCCTGAGATTTTGGATCACATGGAGCGTCGGTTTGAGAAGAAGCTGGCGTATGAGCAGTCTCAGCGGTGGTTTCCGATAAAGGTACGGTCTGACGATCCTATTGGGTTGGCTGTAGTTGGGGATCCTCATTTAGGTCCGAGTTGCAACATTCCTTTATTGAAGCGTGATGTAAAGATCATGTCGGAGACGGACGGCGTGATGGCGATCAACATTGGTGATACAGCGGACAACTGGAGTTACGGGAGGTTACTTCAGCTTTATTCGGATGAGGACATTTCACGGCCCACGGAGCAGCGTTTATCGCGGTGGTTTTTGCGGGATGCGAAGATACCGTGGGTTTTATGGTTACACGGTAATCATGAGATGATGCATTCGGAGTTTTCGACGTATCTCAAGACGATAAACGTGGAGCAGATACCCATGATCGAGTGGCGAGCTCGGTTTAAGTTGGTATTTCCTTCTTTGGAGGTACGGGTTGACGCTGCGCACGATCACAAGGGCAGTTCTATATACAATGTAATGCATGGCCAGAAGCGTGCGGCGCTATGGGACGAGGATGCGGACATATATGTTGCCGGTCATCGGCACACGTGGGGTTTATCCACGGAGGAGTTGGACGATGGCCGGGTGGTTTTCTTTGGTCGCGCCAGGGGGTATAAGTTTTTGGACCGTTATGCTGTTCGGCACGGGTATAATAGTGACAAGTATGGGGCTACTGTACTATTTGTAATAGATCCAAAGGACACGAACCCGGCGTCCCGCATACATTCATTTGTGGATTTAGAGCAGGGCGCGGAATATTTGGAGTGGAAGCGTGCTAAACGCACCTGACGAGGTACTTCGCGAGATATTAGCGCTGGAGCAAGCGCGCAAGACGTTACAGGTTCGCGACAAGGCTCAAGATTCGTTCATGCTGTTTGTAAAGTATGTATACGATGGATTTATTGAGGGTTCTCATCACAAACAGGTAGCAACTCAGTTTGAGAAATTGGCGGTGGACCCTGGATCACGGATCATTGTCAACATGCCGCCTCGTCATACCAAGTCGGAGTTTGCGTCATATTTGCTGCCGGCATGGTTGATCGGCAAGAATCCGAAGTTAAAGATCATTCAGACGACGCACACGGCTGAACTGGCGGTACGTTTTGGCCGTAAGGTTCGTAATTTAATGGAGATGGATCGTTACAGGGAGATATTTCCCGATGTGGATTTACGGGCTGATTCCAAGGCGGCTGGACGTTGGGACACGGGTCAGGGCGGCGAATATTACGCGGCTGGTGTGGGAGGTGCGATTACGGGTCGCGGTGCTGATCTTCTTATTATCGATGACCCGCATTCGGAGCAGGATGCACTTTCCGAGAGTGCGATGGAACATGCGTATGAGTGGTATACGTCAGGACCGAGACAAAGGCTTCAGCCGGGAGGATCCATTGTCATAGTAATGACGCGGTGGTCCATGAAGGATTTGACGGGGAAACTCATCAAGTCCCAGGCTTCGGATGTCATGGCGGATCAATGGGAGGTTGTGGAGTTTCCGGCCATATTGCCGTCTGGCAACGTACTGTGGCCGGAGTTTTGGAACAAGGACGAGTTACTCAGGGTCAAGGCTTCTCTGTCCTTGGGCAAGTGGAATGCGCAGTGGCAGCAGAATCCCACGGCGGAAGAAGGTGCGATAATAAAGAAGGAGTGGTGGAACAAGTGGGAGAAGGACGACATACCTCCTGTTAGTTACATCATGCAGAGTTATGATACGGCGTTTAGCAAGAAGGAGACGGCGGATTACTCGGCCATCACCACATGGGGGGTATTTCAGCCTGATGAGGGCGGCGCCGATCATTTGATCCTTATGGATGCGAAGCGGGGGCGGTGGGATTTCCCTGAACTCAAGTCTCAAGCCATGCAGGAGTACGAGTACTGGGAGCCGGATATGGTTTTGATCGAGGCGAAGGCCACTGGAACACCGCTCACGGACGAATTGAGGACGATGGGCATACCTGTGGTGAATTATACGCCGTCCAAGGGCAAGGATAAGCACACCAGGATGCATATGGTGGCGCCGATTTTCGAGTCAGGGAAGGTTTGGGCGCCGGAAAAGAAGTTTTCGGAGGAGGTTATTGAGGAATGCGCGGCATTTCCCAATGGCGATTATGACGATTACTGCGACAGTATGAGCATGGCTCTAATAAGATATCGTAAGGGGGGTTTTCTTCGTCTTGACAGTGATGAAAAAGACGAGGAACCTATATATAAGACCCAACCCCGTCAATTTTATTAGGAGGCTTTAATGCTTAAATGGGCTATGGGACGTGTGCGCGAACCTTCCACTTACGCTGCGGTAGGTGTCGCAGTTATGGGTGTCGGAATCTTGATAGATCAACCGTATTTAATCATGGCTGGTATTGCGGTAGGTGTTCTTGCCTTTGTTTTGAAGGAAAAGGGCGTATACTAATCCTACGGTTTACTGTAGGCACCTCCAGGATTCAAATCCTGGGGGTGTAAAACTAGGGGTTCAGGAATGAATACTTTCCGTAAGACTGCAATTACATTTCTTATTGTCGTAGCTCTAACCTTCTCGGCGTCAGCTTTTGCCAATCCCGAGAAAAGTGGGGTGGTGCCGGAACAAGAACATCTGGAGATGCTCTATCCAACAGTTCTTGTGCGCTTGGGCAATGGTTCAGGGTCCGGGACAGTTATTTATTCCAAACAGAACGAAGACCGGGAATATGAAAGCTATGTCCTTACAAACTGGCATGTCATCCAGAACTACGTAAAGATTACCAAAGTATGGAATTCGGACAAGCAGGAGAACGTAGAGACTGAGACACGCAGACCAGTTAACGTGGACCTCTGGGAGTATAATAATTTTAGTACAGCGGTAGGCACTATTGGCCGACTAGCGCATATAAAAGCCTACGATAAAAGTCGAGACTTGGCGCTCTTGCAGATTTCCGATACGGAACGCGCAATGCCCTATGTCGCTAGGCTTTATCCGGAAGATGTAGATGAGGGGCCGTGGATTTTCCAGACCGTATATGCGGTAGGGGCTGGTCTTGGGAAACCCCCTTTTCCAACTATGGGACTACTTGCGGGTTATGGTAGGGACCAGTCCGGTAATGCCCTATACCTCTCAACCAGTCCGATAATCTACGGCAATAGCGGTGGATCTCTCTATGTGTATTCCCCGCGCAACCACTATGAGTTGATTGGGGTGCCGAGTATGATATCGGCATATGGTTGGGGTAGCGTTGTATCGCATATGGCGTGGTCCAGGCCAATCTCGGAAATTCGACTGTTTCTGAGAGATTCAGGATATGGAGTCAAAATCCTAGGAGATGAACCAGAGCCTGAAGAGGAAGTAGAAGATGCTCGCTAGTCTTCTTCCAACACTTCTTCCTGTAGTTGGTGATGTTCTTGATAGGTTCTTCCCAAACAAGGAAGAAAAGGAAAAGGCCACTCGAGAGATCGAGGCAAAACTAACCGATCATCTGGCCGCTATAGACCTGGCTCAATTAGAAGTAAATAAGGCGGAAGCGAGCCATAAATCTATGTTCGTTGCCGGCTGGCGACCCTTCGTTGGTTGGACATGCGGGCTTGCTTTGTTCTATACGTACTTGGTCCAGCCGATAGCCGTTTTCGTCATGGGACAGACAGGGAACTTGGTTCATCTTCCGGCCCTTGATCTAAGCACGATGATGCCTGTCTTACTGGGAATGTTGGGTTTGGGCGGATTGCGTAGCTGGGAAAAGTATAAAAAGGTAGCTAGATAATGGCAAGACAACCGATATCTCTTATTGATAACAACCTCCCTTCGCAAGGGATGCCTCTCGGTGGGTTAACGGATGAGGAAATAGAGGTTGAGGAGATAGAAGAGCCGACAGAGATGCTGGAAGAGGAAGATGGCTCCGTTGTTCTTAACTTTGAGGAAGTTGTTCAAGAGCAGCTTCAAGCGGAACCTGACGCGAATTTGGCGGAAATTATCGATGAGAGGATTCTCATGGATATTTCCAGTGATCTTGTTGGGCTTTACAAGGAGGACAGGAGTGGCCGGCAGGATTGGGAAGACTCTTATAAGGATGGTTTGGATTTACTAGGCATAAAATACGAGCAGCGTGAAGAACCCTTCCGTGGATCGAGTGGTGTAACGCATCCACTTATTGCCGAAGCCGTTACGCAATTCCAGGCGCAAGCCTACAAGGAGCTTTTGCCGAGTTCAGGGCCGGTGAGGACACAAGTCATCGGTGCGGCAACCCCAGAGGTGGAAGCACAGTCCAAACGTATTCAAGAATTTATGAACTATCAGATTATTCATGTCATGGAGGAATATGATCCTGAGATGGATCGCCTGTTGTTTTACCTTCCTCTGGCTGGTAGCGCGTTCAAGAAGGTTTATTTTGATGATATTTTGGATAGAGCCGTTGCGCGGTTTGTTCCTGCGGATGATTTAATTGTTCCCTACAACGCCACCGATCTGGCATCGGCATCCCGTGTAGTTCACGTCATACGTATGAACGATAACGATATTCGCAAGTTCCAAGCTGGAGGGTTTTATCGCGAGATAGATCTTGTTCCTTATGAACAGGAAGACGAGGTTCGCGACAAGGAACGGGAACTCTCAGGAATACATAAGACCATAGACGATCAAGATTGTACGCTTCTGGAGATTCACACGGAGTTGGATCTTCCTGGGTTTGAGCATGTAAGTCCTTTGGATAATGAGCCGACTGGAATCAAGCTTCCATATATTGTGACGATAGATGAGGGTAGCTCTAAGATCTTATCTATTCGCCGCAACTGGCGTGAGGGAGACGAGCTTTACAGAAAGCTTCAGTATTTCTCCCATTACAAATTTCTTCCGGGGCTTGGGTTCTACGGCTTCGGCCTGTTGCACATGATTGGGGGTTTAGGTCGTTCTGCAACCTCTATTCTAAGGCAGCTAATCGATGCTGGAACACTTGCTAATCTTCCCGCTGGCTTTAAAGCTCGCGGTATTCGCATCCGTGATGCTGACGAGCCTTTGTCTCCTGGTGAGTTTCGCGATATTGATGTTCCCGGTGGAGCTCTTCGAGAGAGTATTCTCCCGTTGCCGTACAAAGAACCAAGCCAAACATTAATGGCTCTTCTTGGGTTTGTTGTTGATGCGGGGCGCCGGTTTGCGGCAATTGCTGATTTACAGGTTGGAGATGGAAATCAGCAAGCCGCTGTAGGAACAACGGTAGCGCTTTTGGAGCGTGGCTCAAAGGTCATGTCCGCAATTCACAAGCGTTTGTATTACGCGCAAAAACAAGAATTCCGTATGTTAGGCAAGGTTTTTGCCGAGTCTCTGCCGCCGATGTACCCCTATAATGTCTGGGGTGCAGAGGCCATGATCAAGCAGGCTGATTTTGATGAGCGCATTGATGTCATTCCTGTATCCGACCCCAACATCTTTTCGATGTCGCAGCGGCTGGCTTTGGCACAGACACAGTTGGAATTAGCACAGTCAAATCCGCAAATGCACAATCTCTACGAGGCATATCGGAGAATTTATGAGGCGATAGGGGTACAGAACATAGAATCTCTTTTACCAGCACCCAAGCCGCCTCAACCCATCGACCCGGCAATCGAGAATGCTCGTTCTATTATCCAGGAGACTTTACAAGCGTTCCCGACCCAGGATCATGATGCCCATATGACGGCGCATATTTTATTCATGAAAACGCCTATTCCAGCCTCAACACCGCCTATTTTTGCGCTTTTGCAGGCCCATCTTTGCGAGCATATTGCTTATAAAGCGAGAGGTGTTGCTATGGCTGAGATGCAAATTGCAGCGCAAGAGGCAGCGCAAATGGGACAGCAGCCGGCGCCAGTGGATGTTGAGGCTAAGGTTGCTCAGTATATTGCTCAGTATACCGATGAGGTTATGGCATCGCTGATGCCGCCGCCCGAAGGCGAAGTGGATCCCTTGGTTCAGCTACGTTCCAAGGAATTGGACATCAAGGCGGCAGATGTACAGCGTAAGGCTAACGAGTTTTCCGAAAAGCTTGCGTTTGAGGTCGAAAAAGAGGATGAAAAACAGGTTTTGGCACGTGAGAAGATAGATTCTCAGGAAGATATTGCATTGTTGCGCGCTGAAGTGAATAGAGAGCGCATCGAACAAGGGGCGGCGGGGCGTGGCAATTAAGGCCTATCCGTAAGATGAAAACTTGGAGTAAGTTATAATGGGAAATACTTTAGAAGGCCAAAAGAAGTTAGCGCCTAAGCCTAAGCCTAAGACTAGAGTTGGGACAGCTTCTCCGGGAAAACCCTACTACTCAAGTAAATCTCTGGGTGAAGGCTATGAAGATCGCTTTCCTTCGGCGGCGTATTCTGCGGACATTAGAAAAAGAAGT